TTTTGGACTTGATTTTGGATTCAAGAGTGATCCTACCACATTAGTTAGAGTAGCTATTGATAAGAAGAAACAAATAATTCATCTCTCTGAGGAACTTTATCAACCAGGACTTACTACATCAGAGATATATGATGCCATTTCTTCTACAGTAGGTAACAAAGAAATCATTGGTGATAATTCTGAACCACGCTTGATAGAAGAACTTAAGAGAAAGGGTATTAATATAAAACCATGTGTAAAGGGAGCAGGTAGTATAGGCGAGGGTATTAAAATACTACAAGACTATAAACTGGTGGTAACACCTACCTCACACAATATTGCAAAAGAATTGAACAACTATTGTTGGAGTGATAGAAAATCAGATACTCCTGTAGATATGTACAATCACTGCATTGATGCTCTAAGATACAGAGTATCACACGCATTAAAAAATCCAACAATAACCAAATACTATGTACGATGATTATAACAGTTAAAAAATATATGGAATTCCAAAAGCTGCAAAAGCTTTATAAGGATGATAATGATAAATTAGGTGTAGAAATAATAAAACTTTTCAGTGAGAAAGATATCAAGCAAGTATCTCTGGAAGAGTCTGATGCTTTAATAGCAGATATTACTGCAGAGCTTAGTCAGAAGGACTTGCCACTTGTTCACAGGTTTACACAAGATGGTGTGAGCTTTGGATTTATACCTAACTTAGAAGATCTTACAGTGGGTGAGTTCATAGATTTAGATGCTTTAATGAAGCAAGATGATTTACAACTGGAACAAATTATGTCTATATTATATAGACCCATTAAAAAAAGATGGTTTAACACATATTCCATTGAAGAATATACAGGAAGTGAGAAGTATATACCTATTCTTTTAAAGACAGATTTCAAGATTATATTAGGTGCTATCTTTTTTTTTGCAATTTTAAGAGAGAGTTTATACAACCATATCACTACTTATACTCCACAGAAGATTCAGCAGGAGGAGAGCAAGAAGATGGTATAATGTTATCTGAAGAAGAAAGATTCTCTGAAGAGTTTGGTTGGTATCCAATGTTATATATTGCAGCACATGAAGATTACACTAAGATTAATGAAGTAACAGCATCAAGAGCTGATGAGTTCTTAACCTTTGTGAACTTTTACAAGAGAAAAACAACTCTTGATATAAAAAGAATGAGAAATATTAAATAAGTAACACTATGCAAGCATTTTTTAGAATAACACAGAGGATAAAAGATATCCTACTATCAGATCCTGATGTTAACACAGTATTTTTTGGTGTGGATAACTATAGGGATTTGTATAAGAAAGCAATTTATCCTGTTGCACATATAAATCCTGTAGGTGGTAACTTTTCTTCCTCACAGCAAAATGTAGTTACACTTGAGATATCTGTTTTAGACCAGAGAGACTTATCTAAGAACTCACCTTTAGAGAGCAAGTGGTTATCTAATGATAATCAGATAGATACTCTTAATACTGCATTTGCTGTACTTAACAGACTTATGGCAACACTGAGATATACTTATAATGATGGTATAGAAATATTATCTTCTACAGATGCTGTGCCTGTGATATTCAGAGAGTTAGATTTAGTGGATGGATGGTTAATGACTGTAACTCTTGCAATACCTAATACTATAGATGTTTGTATAGAACCAGGAGTTGAACCACCACTGCCACCAGCCACACTTACATATCAGTTCTCTAATGTACCAGCAGACAGTTCAAATGATGCATGTAATGATACTCTTGCAATAGAATTATACTCTATAGGTACATTAGATGTGACTACCAAGTTATATAGTGATATAACTCTCTCTACTCCTTTTCCAGGTGGTGATAAATGGTACAGATCAGGTAGCAGAACATATAAGATAGATTCTGATGGTGTTATCAGAGAAGTACAAGAATGTTTATCATTCTATATTACTTTCACAGTAGCAGATATGGCATATCTTAAAACCAGAATGGGTATCACAGATGAAACAGTAGTTGCACAGTGGAATACTGCATTTAATACATATTATGGTGCAGATACTAAGGCAGCATTTACTTCAGTATCTGTAGTAGGTAATATGGTTACTTTATATGGTGGATTAGATGTGTTAGAAGTTATACCTCTTAATACATTAGGTATAAATTCTTTTGATACTACTGCTCCACTGCCAGCTTTAAAGCGTTTAGATCTTAGTAATAATAATATTATAACATTTAATCCTTCTGTACAGTTAACATCACCTGTTATGCAGCAATTATTGTTGCAAAATAACAACATAGTAACTTTTGATCCTACTTTTCCTTTACCAAATCATACTACTCTTATTAATTTAGGTGGTAATGAGATAGTAACTTTCAATCCTACATTACCATTACCTACAGGTTTAAACTCTTTAGTATTAAGTTTCAACCACATAGTTACTTTTGACCCTACTATTCCTTTACCAATCAATCTACAGATACTTGTATTAAGTAGTAATCCTATAGTAGTATTCAATCCTACATTACAATTACCTACTCCTCTTGCATTCTTGGAGTTAGACACATGTTTAATAGTAAGTTTTGACCCTACATTAACTTTTCCAACACTTACTTCTATAAGTCTTGCAAATAATCCACTGACTTATTTCAATGTAGATTTAATATCAAGTGATGCACAGTTTCTATTATTTGATAATGATGCACTTCCTTCTATTATGGTAGATGCTATACTTGCAAAAGCTGTTGCACTATCAATGGGTACAGGAGATAGAATAAGATTACAAGGAGGAACTAATGGTTGCCCTGGTACACAAGGAGAGATAGACAAAGCAACACTTGTAGCAGCTGGTGCAGATGTGAATACTAATACATGTGCTCCTACTGAGGAAGCATTTGGGTACACTTATAACTCTACTGATTGTGATTGTAATCCTTCTAATCCAGGATTCTTATATAATAACACTGCTCTTAGTGTAGGTAATTGGTTCTATCATGCAGGTGATAATAAAAAGGTAATGATTACCAACTTTGATGGTATGGCTCCTGGTACTGGAGATAATTACATTGATGCAGATGGTGTAGATACTTGTGGAGAAGTAGTAGGATGTATTCCTCCTGCTAACACATTCAGATATAATATACAAACATATAATTGTGATTGTACTCCTTTTGGAGTTGCTATAATAGATAATCAAACAGCACTTACTGTAGGTAATTGGTTTTATCATCCTGTTCAGGACTTGAACTTTGTTATAACAGGATTTGTAGGTATGAATTCTTTTCCAGGTGACGCATATTTAGATATAAATGGTGTAGCAGATTGTGCTTCTGTAATAGGTTGTACATGTGTAAGACCTACAGGTTTAAATCAGGCAAGTCTTGTTACAGGATTCACTACAGATATTGATAGTTTATGTGAAGGAGCAATATTCAGTGTACAGAGTTCAGGAAGTTCTTCTGCAGCATGTGCATTATGGACTACTCTTAAAAACTGTACATGTGATTTAGAACCTGAAACTGTTAGTTCATATAACATTGAGTATGATATTTTAGAACCAGGAGGTAAATTATATGCAGGATATGATAACCCAAGTTGTGATTTAGTGGTTGCACCAGGAAGATATTTCTTCTGGGATACTATTGACACTACTCCTGCAGAATTTAAAGCATATTTCTGTCCACTAGATACAGTAACTATTGTAACTGTAGGAGCAGATGGAATTATATCCACTGTAGAACCTTGTACTTGTGCAAGACCTACAGCATTACCTCAATCAATTATATTAGCATCCTTTTCAGGTTCTTCTGGAAGTTATTGTGGTACTACACCTAATAACATTGTAGGTGCTGCAGATTTAACTGCTGCATGTGCACTATGGACAAGATTAAAAGAATGTGCCTGTCCTCCTAATGCATTTACAGCAACAGGATATAGCAGAATAGAAATGGAATCTCTTACAGTTGGTGCAAGAGTGTATATAGGTCATGGTACTGCAGATTGTACAGTAGCAGACCCAGGATTCTACTTCCATGTACCAATATCAGACCCTCTTAACATAGCAACTACATTATGTGGTGCAACTTCTGTAAATATTATTAAAGTAGATGAATTTGGATTCATAGACAGTATAGATACTTGTACTTATGTATGTGTACGCCCTGCAGGTTTACAACAGAAATTATTCTTGGAATCATTTGGTACTGTGAGTGATAGTCCTTGTGGAATTACTAACAATCAGATTGATGATACCACAAGTTTTGCACAAGCATGTGCAATGTTTACTACATTTAGAACTTGTTTATGTCCTTATCCTTTAGGTGCATATACTTCATTACAGATAGAGTTTAATACTCTTGCAGTAGGACAGAAAGTATTCTTAGGATATGGACTTACTATGTGTGAGTTCTTTGTAGAACCAGGTAGATACTTCTTCTGGGATAGTAATGTTGATACAGAATTATCACTTAGAAACTACTTCTGTAACACTGCTACTATCAAAATAGTAACAATTGGTGCAGATGGAAGAATAACTAATATAACAGACTGTACTTATGGTGGTCCTGTAGATGAGTTTATAGAATTTACTACATCAAATATGACTAATCTTCTTACATTTCTTGAGATAACTAATGCAAATGATGTTGACCAATGGAATGCTGGTTTAGAAACTTGGTATCAGTATGTTATTGAACCAAGTGATCCACCTATAACAGGTGCATCTTTCACATATGTTGAAGTAGTAGGTAATAGAGTTAAGTTAGTGGGAGGATTAGGTAATCTAAAAGTTATATATTTAGGAGGACTTAATTTACTTACCTTCACAACTAACAGTACACTACCTGTAATAGAAGATATACGTTTGAATGGTAATAGTTCACTTGTTGTAAATATAAATATGTTTTCAGCATTTACAACATTACAGTATCTTAATTTAGATACTACAGGTATAACATCATTCAATCCAACAAGTGCTCTTCCTGCAAGTTTAAAGGATTTGAGATTAAGAAATAATGTATTAACTACATTCAATCCTACATTACCTTTACCAAGTGGATTGCAGTATCTTTATTTGTCTAACATATCAATAACAAGTTTTAATCCTACACAGGCATTGCCTGCTTCTCTTATTGATTTATATTTAGGTAGTAATAATATAGTAACATTTAATCCTACTATACCTTTACCATCTACTCTTAAAACTCTTGCTTTAAATAGTTGTGGAATAGTAACATTCAATCCTTCTGCAGGTGTACTACCAGCAGGACTTACAAGTTTAAATTTAGCAAATAATGCAATTGTAACTTTCAATCCTTCTGTTGCATTACCTTCAAGTTTGAATTTCTTAGACTTGTCAAGTAATCAGATAGTTACTTTTAATCCTACAATTGCTTTACCAGCATCACTGCGTATTTTGTACATGCTTTCTAACCCTTTAGTTGGATTTGCTCCTACAGCAACACCTTTTCCAAACTTATCAACACTTAGTTTAGATACTTGTCATGCAGGAACATTTAACTCTGCTCTATTACAAAGTAATCTTATTACTCTGCAACTTGAGAATAATAATTTAGTGGCAACAAGTGTAAATGCTATATTAGCAAAATGTGTAACATTGCCTATTGCAACAGGAGGATTAGTAAATGTAAGATTAAATGCAGCACCTACAGGTCAAGGAATAACAGATAAAAATACTCTTATTGCAAGAGGAGTAACAGTACAGACAGCATAATGGAAACTGCAGCAAGAACATCTAGTTTAAAAGACTTCCTGACCACATATGAGTCAGGACTGAAAGCAACTGCCCCTGTGAAAACAGGGAGGTTGCGTGATAGTATAACAGTATTGATGCCAACACTTGCAAGTATATTTAATATTCCTGTGGATGCTGTGCATTATGCAATTTATGCAAACAGAAAACATCACTTTGTAGAGAAGAATGATTTCAGAATAGAAGATTTTGCAACAAATTTTGCAGAATTATTCTGGGATGATTTTTATAAAGAAAATAAAACACCTAATAATTAATAATCATGACCAGAAATACAATCATAGTAACCTTTAATAGTGTGGATATACTGGAAAACACAATATCATTCCAGTACTATGCAAATCCTTATGTTGATAACACTTTAGTATCAGTGAATGAGACTATCAAATCCTTGAGAACACTACCAAATGAGGTAACTCAAGGTATTGATGTGGATGATATGGCTGTTAAAGTATCAGAAGCTATCATAATTGACTATCCTTTATTAGAGGTGAGTGTACTAGGTAATAAGGTGACTATTACTACCACAAATGGTAGTCCTATAATCAACAGACCTCCTAATTCAGAGAAGATAGAGTATTATGTGAAAACAGGAAGTACTTATATAAATAGGTTCAATATTCTTACCAATAATATTAATGGTTATGAAACTAATTTTGATATCACAATAGATCCTCTGCTTGATTATCCAGACCTCTTGTTAAAGTTTACTACTTTAGCTGCAGCACCTTATGAGGTCTCTCTAGGAGCTACTGCAGAAGAGACTGCTGCAAACATGGTTCCTATGTTAAGAAGATATCTACCTGTGGTAGCACCTTTTGCAGGTAGTTATTCCACTATAACTAATAGTGGTACTATGACTGATATTGCAATTGATTATATTCAGAAGGTTAAAGTTACTTTTACTCTAACAGGTATTCCTCCTGAAGGAAGCACTATAACTTTGGATATAAGAAAGAACAATGATACCTCTACTCTTGTAACTAGAACTGCATCAGCAAGTATCAGTGATGATACACATTTCAGAACAGGAAGCACTATTGCAGAGACTTTACAAAATATTGTTGATAATCTTAGAGCATTTAATACTTACAGTAATGTAGAGTATCTTGCTGTGAATGGTTATCAGCTTATTGTTACTATTGCAGGAACAATAAATGATCTGTGGAATATTGATGTGATAGAAAATACCACAGGAGTAATATTAATAGATACTCTGGAAGATGTTATAGAAGATGATGTGATTAAACAAATTGACATAACTCCTACAGTTGTATTAGAAGATGTTCTTGTTGCAAAAGTTAGAGGAAGTGAATTATATATCTCTTCTGAAGAAATAGAACCTTTTGATACAACACAATTTATTATTTATACCTGGTTTGGTAATGTACAATTTCCACCTGCAGATCCTTATATTATTATAGATAAAGTAAAAGTACTTCCTGGTCAGCAAAATATTTATATAAATATATCTCCTTACTTGAGAAGACAATTAAAAGGAGATATTAATCTTTTTTTACAAAGTCCTAATGAGAATAAAACATATTTCTTAGGTGATTTTGAAGCAAAATGGGTTAAAGTAACAGCAGATAATATTGGTAGTGAAACTAGTGTAGGTTTCCATACACAAATATATCTTGCTACAGATGGATATACAGATGTGTTAGATTATTATGATAATCAAAATATTCCTATATTAATCACAGGAAGTGCAAGATATGTGGAGAGAAACAGTATTCAGGCAATATATTTTAAATCTTTACCTATAAGTGCTCTTTATTATAAAACATCTGCAAATCCTGCTAATGTTCCTATAACCATTACTAAAGATGCAAATTTAAGTAATGGATATATTATGGGATTATCTGTTAAGACTGATATTCCTGGTATTGATTGGATAGAATATACATTTTTTGAAGGATTTCAGGAATATCACATAAGGTTTAATTTATATGATGCATGTGATAAACAATATCAACTTGTATATAAAAACAGATATGGATATTTAGAAGGATTTCCTGTAACTGGTAATGTTAAGAAGACAGTGAAAGCATTAGGAGCAAGATTTTTAAGAAATACTGTAGATATCAATGGTGCTTTTGATATAAAAGACCATAATAAAAAAGAATATAATATTACTGGAAATGATACATTAGTTCTTAATACAGCTTTTCTTCCTGAATATATGAATGCACCTCTTAAAGAATTGCAATTAACAGAAGAACTCTGGATAGTTGATAATGCAGGTAATGCACTGCCTGTTATTAAAGTTAATGATAGTATGTCATTTAAAACAGTAAGAGATGAACAACTGATTCAGTATTCTATTGCTGTAGAGTTAGCACATGAAACAATTAAAAATCTTCAGTAATTATGATAGCAATATATATAAATTATCCAACTGTTAACAGAACTGCCACAATAACTTCTGCATTTAATAATGGTTTAGGTCAAATCAGACTTACTTCTGCAGCACATGGACTGAAAACAGGTGATAAAGTGTGGATAAAAGGTATTGGTATTCCTAATACAGATGGTTTCTGGTATATAACAGTGCCTATAATAAGCAATGTTCCTTCTCTTAATGAATTTGATTTAAATAACAGTTTCTATACTACAGGTTTTACTACTGGTGGTACTTTTAAGATAGGAGTGTGGGCAGTAGGTAGTGAAGGTTTCAAAAGACTTGATTTATTTCATGATGAAAATATGGAATATATGATTAAGGTAAATGATATAAGTAAGCTTGATAAAGTATATTCAGATTTCTCTAATAGTTTCAGTGTGCCTGCAACAGATATTAATAATGAGATATTCAGATACTTTTTTGATATTGATGTTGCACAGGAGTTTTCATATAATCCAAATATAAAAGTAGAGTGTTATTTAGAAACAGATACAATGCCTTACAGATATGCAGTGATGCAACTTGAAAGTATAAAAATTAAAGATAACAGAGTTGATAGTTATACAATAGGATTATTCAGCAGTATAATTCAGTTGACAGATTTGTTTGGAGAAGATAAATTAGCAGATTTAGATAATCCAAGAAATAATACTGAGGCAGCACCTAATGGATTATCAATGTATGATTATGATAATACAGCAGCTACTTTTTATCAAAGTATATCTGATCAGAGTTTTAATGGTGGTGCTACTCTTACTCCTATGATTAATTATTCAGATAAAAAATGGACATTAGAACCCTCACTTTCTAGTGTTAATACAGATATTGATCTTATAAGTGATCCTTCACATGCTATTAGATCTGAAGGTGTAAGACCTGCATTAAGACTTATAAAAATTATAGAAGCAATTGAGTTAAAATACAAGGTTCAATTCTCAAGAGATTTTCTTGGAAGAGCAGAATTTATGAACCTGTTTATGTGGTTAAACAGAGCAGAAGATTTTCCTGCTTCAGCTTTTGCACATATACCAATTACAAATACATTTACAGTAATATATGGTGATGGCAGTAATATTGTTCCTTTACCTAATGGTGATATACAAGTAACTATGCTTGATAGTTTTCATTTCAGTGATGATCTTAATGCAACATATTCAGGATATTCTACTGCTTATTATACTCTTACACCACAAGCAGGTTATACTACTATACCTTATTCAGTAACTGTTATTGATGATGTAGATGGTGTACCAGTATATGTTAGTGATATAAGAACAGGAACTACTTCTAATCTTCCTGCTACTTGGAATGCTGCTTTTAGATCAATTGATCCTATATATTATACAGGAATATACAGATTATTAGTAAAATCTTCAGCTCCTATAATATTTGATGTAGATGTTCAGGTTATGACTGGAATAATAACAAGAAATAGTTCTACTGGTGTTGTTAGTTCAAGTATAGAAGACCAAAAAGACAGTGTTAATAATATAAAATCTTCAGCAAGTAAAATAAGTATAGCAGCTAACATTCCTGACATGAAGGTTACTGAATTTATTCAGAACATTATGAAGATGTTTAAGTTAGTAATTAGACCATTACCTTTCAGTGTATATGAACCAAGACAACCATATAATATAAATGGTAAATTTTATATGACAACATTAAACAGTTTTTATTTACAGGGAGGTACTGTAGATTTGACTGAATTTATAGATTTCAAAGAGGTAAACATCAGAAAACCAGAAGTATATAAAGAAATACTTTTTAAATATTTAGATACTGAAAACTTTAGAGGTAAAGCATATAAAGACAGAAATATTGAAGGTATTGGTTATGGAGATTTGAGAATTAGTTTTGGTGAAGATCAGGTTAACACTAAGAATAAATTAGAAGTATCAGTTAGTTTTGAAAATATGTTATTTGAAAGACTTCTAAACAGTAGTGGTGAACTTACTAATTTAATGATAGGAGAAAGTATATCTAAAGATGATAATGGTGCTACTTATGATAAAAATAAAAGTAAAGCAATTATATTTTATAACATAGGAATATCTTCTATTGATAATGCTTCCCCAAAAACAAGATTTGGTGCTGATATTTATGAAGATTTAGTATATCCAAGTATTTTTGCTTCTTCAAATGATATGCTTACTAATCAGGTAACACAGAGTATTAATTTTAATCCTCTTAATATTGACCCTTGGCACAAGACTACTATAAATCAAAGTTTATTTGAAACTAAATGGAGACAGTGGATTGATGAAATATACAATTATAAGCAGAGAAAATTTGCATTTAAAGCAGTCAATCTTGATCCTAAAACTCTAAAAGACTTAGATTTAGAGGATACTGTGATTATAAAAGACCAGAGATATAAGATAGAAGATATGAAACTTAATCTTAATACAGGAGATGCTACTCTTAATTTATTTAAGGCAGTAACATCACCACCTTTACCTATAAATTTTGTTTCTGATAATTTTATAAGCAGTGATTTATACTTTGTAGATTATTTAAGTGATGAAAATCATGTTATTTTATATGGTAATTTCTCAGGAACAATATCACAACCAAGCAGTAATCAGTTAATAAAATTAAATAAGGCAGGGATTGTAGTACCAGAATTTAATGTAGGAACTGGTTTTTCTGGACCTGTACCAGTATTCTTCTCTGATTTAATAAGAATTGGAGATTTCTTATATGTAACTGGTAATTTTACAACATATAATGGAGTTACTGCAAATAAGATAGCAAAAATAAATTATTATACAGGTGCATTAGATACTACATTCAGAACTAACATAGGTGCAGGATTTAATAGTCCAACATTAGGAATTGCAGATGCTGGTGATGGTATAATTGTAGTAGGGCAATATCAGTTTTTTAACTCTGTATCACATAACAGAATTATTAAACTTAATTACAATGGTACTGTGTTTCCTGGATGGAGTAGTGGTAGTGGATTTAATGATATTGTTACAGATGTTGTAGTTATGCCTGATGACAGTATTGTAGCTTCAGGATACTTCATTACATATAATGGTACTACTGCAAGCAGAATTGCAAGATTACAGGATACTGGTGGTTTTATAAATAATGTAGGAAGTGGGATTACTGCTGTAGCAAATACACCTATAGGACTTGTTCCTGCAAATCCTCCTAATCCATCTAATCCAAGTTTTTCTTTATGGGTGTATGGTGAAATTACAGTATTTAAAGGTACTGTTGTAAACAGACTCTTTTTAATTGATGGTATTACAGGAAATATGATTAGTCCTTTAACTGGTAATATAGGACCAAGTGGTAAAATAGTACATGCACAACGTGTATTAGGTAATAAGTTACTAATACAAGGAGAGAAAACAGGTTTTACTACTTATAATAATGTTTATACTACATCAGTTATTATAAATAATGATGGTTCTATTTACGAAAGTTATAGTAATACTCCAAGAAGTTTTATTTATGAAATAGATGATGCTTTTTATAGTATTGCCTTAGATAGTAAACAAACCTCTTTAGAGGTTGATGAAAGTATTCCTTTGGTTAACAGAACATATATTCTTGCTACACCAGGTGAAATGTATTATGGTGTTACAATACAGCAGAAGATTGGATGGTATGCAGATGTAATGGATTTAGGTGATGGTATTGATTGGATACAATTTCTAAATACTAATGGTACTGGTTTAGATGAATGTACATTTCTTGTTAAAACCAAAATATTGCAAACACCTCCAGAAGTATTTAATTCAAGAAGAGCAATGGTGAGACTTTATTTTGATAATGGCACTATAAGAACAATATTGGTTGAACAACAGGGAATATTAAATATACCATAATGAGAGATATAATTACAATGTTGTCTATGGTTAAGTATAACCAAGCCAACACAGCAATAAGAATTGCAAAAGGTAAATATGAATTACCTGCTGACAAGTTAAAAAGAATGTTTAAGAAGTTAATACACAGAACTCATGGCTAATATTATACAGAGATTTATAGACATTGTAGTTAATTCTGATGATGCAGTTGCTAATCTTAATAAGACAGAACAATCTCTTAATAAGGTTGATGATGCAACTACTAAAGTAGAGCACTCTACAGGAAAACTCAATGATAGTGTAAATAAAAACACCAAGAGTATACTTGATAATGGAGGAGCTGTAGGTTTACTTAATGAACTTACTGGTGGTCTTGCTTCTACATTTAAAGATGCATCTGAGGCAATAGGTGTTACAGGAGGTAGTTTAAAAACACTTAAAGGTGCTCTTGCTGCTACAGGAGTAGGTTTATTAGTTATAGGTCTTGGATTATTGATTGAAAACTTTGATAAGGTAAGAGAGGTTGCATATAAATTAGTTCCTGGTCTTAAGGCAGTTGGTGATTTCATAGGAGGAATTATTGAGAGAGTTACAGATTTTATAGGTGTTACTTCAGATGCAACAAGAGCTGTTGACAGAATGAAAGCAGAAGCAGATGCTTCTATTGCTCTCAATAAAAAATTCTTAGCAGAACATGAAAGTCAATTAGATGAATTTACTAAACAGAAAATTGCTGCAAAAAATAAATATAATGAAGCAATAAAAGAAGATGGTGCAGATCAACAAGCGTTGGCTCTTGAATTGAACAGACAACTTGCTGCTATAGAGTTTAGTAGAGGTGATGAGCAGAGAAAAATACAAGCAGAAAATGCTAAAAAAGCAGAGGAACAAAGAAAAAGAGATTCTGAAACTGCAAAAAAAGAACAAGAAAAACGTGATAAAGAGGAGTTAGATAGAATTAGAAAAGCTGGTGAAAATGCACAACAGTTAGAATCACAAGCGTTCCAGGATATACAGAAAACTAAAAGAGAGAATGAACTTGCTGGTATGACTTCACAGGAAGCAGATCTTGCAAGAATAAAAGATGATTTTAGTAAAAGAATAGAACTTGCAAAACAATTTGGTTTAGATACTCAAGCATTATTGGATGCTCAACTTAATGCAGAAAATGAAATAAAATTAAAACATCAGAAGATACAATATGACGCTGAACAAAAGATAAAAGATGATGCTTCTAAAGCAGATAAAGAAATTGCTGATACAGAAGCAAAAACAAATGCTGATAGAAGAGCACAAGCAATTGCAACTCTTAATCAGGCTGCTGAATTATTAGGAGAACAGACTGCTGCTGGTAAAGCTGCTGCAATTGCAAGTACTACAATATCTACTTATGAATCTGCTACTAAAGCATATGCTGCATTATCAGGAATACCTATAGTAGGTCCTGCATTAGGTGCTGTAGCAGCTGGTATTGCTGTTGCTGCAGGGTTAGCAAATGTGAAAAAAATACTTGCTGTTAAAACACCTAAAGGTGGGGGTGGAGGTTCTGCTCCTTCAGCAGGTGGACAACCTACTGCACCTGGATTAGGTTCTGCTGCTGCATTTAATTTAATAGGTCAATCACCTACTAATGCACTTGCACAAACAATAGGAGGAAGAGATAGTGTTATTAAAGCACAGGTAGTTTCTACAGAAGTTGCTACAGCAATGGCACTTGATCGTAATAGAATTGAGCAATCCATATTTTTGTGACATTTCTTACAATATTATTATACTATACAAAAAAGGAGGTGTTTACCTCCTTTCTTTTTTTAATTAAGTCCTCTAAGTGCCTTGTAATATGCTGCTTTTGCTTCCTCTTCTGTTTTAAAATTACCTAACCATTTCACTTTACCATTTATGGATATCTTTGCTCTCCATCTTTGACTGTAATTGTGAAAGAAAGCACCTTTTGGTGGACTAGCATGATGAGCATTACCTCTCATAGTAGTTATCTCAAAGTTATCTGCATAATTATATTGCTTATCCTTATTCTTATGATTAACTACTTTTGTAAGTCCACATGGTGTGTGTCCTAGAAATCCTATTGCTACTAACTGGTGAACAAGTATAAATTTATGTTTACCTGCAATACTTAGAGCAATACGCATATATCCACAATTGTCTAATCTTGGTTTCATAATAAAATCTTCTTTATGTTTCAGACTTTTTACTCTACCAAAGTTACTTACCTGATATCCAGGAAATAAGTCCAAATCTCTGAACTCTTCTCCTTCTAAATTACTGATTGTTGCATTCATAATATTAATTATTTAGTTGTTAATTACTTTTTACCTTTTTTCTGATTTCCTTTCAACTTCTTGAATGTACCAGGTGCACTCTTTTTTTCAGGCATCCCCTTACGTGGCTTTTGATCTTTATTCTTCAGAGAGATACCTGAGAGAGTCTGAACATTAAGATCTCTGTGTGTTGCTTTCTTTGTTGTTCTTTGATAATGATACACTTGTACATCTTCTGAACAAGGAATAAATTTAATTTGAGTTGACATAATATTTAATTTTTAAGGGTTCTATTATTGAGGGTGAATTTCAGCATATCATCTGCTGCAGTTATAGTAAGAGAATAATCTCTTGCTTTAATTCTATTTTTTACATCACCATAGACAGAAATTGTCTTAGGTAAATCTTCCTTTAGAGAAGTCATATACCATCTAAGAGGTATATTGTTATCACTACATAGTTTCAACATTAACTTCTCTGCTTCACGAAGAGATATCTCTTTAATAGTGATAGAAGTTGGTGTTATGATAGGTTTCATGGTTATAATTTTTTATAGATATTAGGATGATTACTTGAAAAAATCTTTTCTTCTATCAACTGTTTAAAGAAATCTTTGCTCTCTCTGAAAGAAATAGGTTCTACGTGGTTATATACTAGTATTTCATTAAACTCTTTCAATACATCTATATTAAAAATGAAGATAGAATATTGATTAAATCTACTAGGTATGTACTTTAAGAAAAGTTCTTTTAATGTGGTGTAATTTTTCATATTATATATTATTAAGGGTTAATTTATATGCTTTAATCTGTTTGATTTTCCACTCCTTGAAGTTTCTCTCCTGCATAGATACTCTTTTTTCATAATATTCTTCACAGAAGTTATTTCTAAAGTCTCTCCAGTCTGCTACTGTCCAATCTTGTGTAAGGTCATATATCTCCTCACTAAGAAAATCACTGAATTTTGGTTTAAAAGTGTCCATTATTCTTCTTTTTTAGAGTTTTTATTGTGAGAAATAGGGAATGTTGCAAACACTTCAATCACTTTTTTATCAAATGTTGCTCTCTTTGCAAAGAGAAAAGGGTTTATAAGGATGATTTTTCTAACTTCTCCTTGAATTAAACCTTCTAATTTATATACTACACCAGCTTTTACAAGTCTGCTGATTAGTTTCATATACATAGATTCAGATTTGATACCTAAATATCTCTGTAATGTCTCGTGTGAGTGAGGTATATTGTTATTATACACCACATTTAAAGGAGTTTTTATATCTACTGCAATAGATAACACACTTCCTAAATCAGACTTGTTTAAAACACCCATAAGTACTTGAATGCTTTCTGCAGAAAAGGTACCATAACTACCATCTGGTCTGTCAATTTTTACTAATCCTGTATCTTCTTTCACAGATAATACTTTATTAGCACCTGCCACTTCATCAAGGAGCATTTCTCCTGTTTCTTTGTTCACAAATTCTCCTAATTTTATTTTGGATTTTCTCATAATTGGAACAACTTTGTTTTTATTTTCCATTTTGTTAATTTTTACTGGTTAATGATATACAAAGATATGACTTATTTTGAATATATATGCATTTTTTATCTTTTTTTTACTAAAAATAACACCTGTATTATTATTTTCTTGTATTCTATTTCTTATGTTTTTCTTTCTGACTGTTATTTTTAGCAGTCGTGCTTTCTGCACACCCTATATTCACTGGTGTTCAAAAAAGTGGACTGTTATTTTTAGCAGTAGGTAAAAACACTGGAAACCTGCGCCACCACTGACTTTAGAGCACATTTAGAGCAAGTACTCACTTAATAACTATTAATCCCTATTACATAAATCATATAAAGTAGATTTTCAGGTGATAAGATTCAGCACTTCCTCAGGCACATCTCATGATATAAACCTTTTATACAACCAAAATCACTTACACCTGCTCTTTGGTATTAGGGAAGTATTATTCCCTATAATAAAAAATCCTCTTCCCTATAACCAAAGATACTCATATGTGAACTCTTGGTATTAAAAAAGATTCATGGTATAACTCTCTCACGTAGAACCTAGGTCCTCAGTGAATGCACAAGGTTTTACCAAAAGGTGTACTTTTCTCTCCTCTGTGGAGTTCCACATCCTGTAGACTGGTACATACATCACTTGAATCAAGGAGTAGTGTAGAGAGACCCTGAGGATTTCCAGGGTTAGGTCTCTGGAATTCCTAGAGATACAGAGAAATTCATATGTGATTCAAGGGAGTGGATTTAGTTATTCCTCAGAGGAAGAGAAATTAGTGTGTGCTGTATAAAAACATACCCTTGAATAAGAAAATAAGTTTTCTGGTGTCTCAAGGAAAATGAACAAAATATCACTTGAACAGCATATTATTTTTACAAAATCAACATTGTGTGTCTTTACATTATATAACTTACAGTAATGGAAAAGTTAATTGATTATTTAGCAGTCTTTGATGAAGAATTTGAGAATATATTCGCAATTAGTCTTGTGGATAAACCTGCTAATGAGTATCTGTTTGTAAACTTATCAAAAGATATGCTTCCTGTGCAATTACAAGTAATTGATGAGGAAAAAAGGTTAGTGACTGGTGTAGTATTAGTTCCTAATCAAAAAATACTGAGATATGATGAGAAAACCCAGGAGTACTACAACTTAGTATTTACTGAAGAAGATATTGCTAAGTTTTCAAGAGAGTTTATTAAGAGAGGATATCAGCAAAACTCAACTGAGAACCATGATTATGGGAAGCAGATTGAGAATCTGACTTTTGTTGAGACATGGATTGTTGAAGACCCACAGAAAGACAAAGCAAGTGCTCTTGGATTTTCTGTTCCACGTGGCACATGGATGGTTACAGGTTATGTAGAAAATGATGATGTTCTTCAAAAAATTAAAAATAAAGAATTAAGAGGATTTTCCATTGATGGTATTCTCAAAAAAGTAAAAGTTAATCCTAAAAATAATACTAATATGAGATTATTAGACAAACTTTTTGCTCTTGTTAAAGAGGAAAAACAGTTAGATAACCTAAAAGAGATCACTACAGAGGCATATGGTGTCATTACAGTAGAAGATTTAGAAATAGGTTTCATTGTATATGATGTAGATATGAATCCTCTTCCAGATATTGAGTTTGAATTTGAGGGTAATTTATATAAAACTGATGATTCAGGTGCAATTGCTTCAATTGATCCTGTAACACAGGAAGAAGAACAAGTAATAGATCCACCTCCAACAGATACAGAAGATAACCTTGAAGGACAACTTGTAGAAGTAGTTATGGAGAATGGTGATGTGTTCACTTCAGATAGTTTCTCAGTTGGAGAAGCATTATACCTTAATGGTGAATTGTATGCAAGTCAGACAACAGATATTGAGGGAAGAAGAATTACTACTGATGAAGCAGGTATAATTATCTCTAATGAGGAAATTATACAGGAAGTAGAAGAGTTAAAAGCACAGATTGCTACATTACAAGCAGAAAAACTTGCTGCTTTAGAGGAATTAGAAGCACTTAAAG